AGTGCCAGACGGCCATGACTCGTTAGGCTGTAAGACCACCCTGCCCGGCTCCGATACAATATCCGTGTCTACCGTGGAAAGGGTTTCGTCATAGTCGTCATCATCTTCAAGCCGGTATGTTACCGCCGCCGATTGTAAGGTCGGGTATGGTAAGCGGATAAAGTCCTCATCCGGCCACGCATCCAGATAATAAGTCTTGGTCTGCGTGATAAAGGCCCGGCCTGTTTCCTGTTCCGCTTGTGTCCTGGCAACTGTTATGAGTCGGTTCAAGAGGTCATCTTCAGAGGTATAAGCCGCCGCCTCTGCATCCGTGGTAGCAAGTCTAAGGTGTTTCTTGACCTCCGTGAGCGTCACTGGTTCGACTGTCGGAGCTGTTGTAGTAGTGATTCTCATTCTATTACACCCTCAAAAACGACTTCATAAACTTTGTAATTGTGGATCATGTCGGCCACGTCATCCGGGTTCCATCCCGCCCACGTGTCCGCAATCCCGGCTTTGCAGAGAAACTTCATCACGATTTCGGAGCATACGGCCATGCCGAAGCTGAGTTTTGAGGCCAGGGGGATAAGGTGGAGCAAAAGTCTATGGCCGGCATACCACTTGCCTTCGTGATGCTTGATACCATTCCAGCCCGCCCCGAACTTTTCAGGGTCCATCTCTATATGTCTGCCAACCAAGACCTTTTTGCCTTTATAGGCTTCAAAAATGTTCTGCCTGCCGTTCCTCCAAAGAGCTTCAAAGGTTTCACCATCTGCCGTGAGGATAATCCCGGCGTGGCTGTACTCGCTCTGGTTATCTTTCGATCCTATCTTCTGGACAAAGTTGATTGCCCGCCCTAACCACATAGGGTTACGAGTACAAAATATATCTCCCGGTTTGATGTTCATCTCTTCTTACCCCGCTTCTTTTTCCTCTTCTGCCGCTTCTCCTTCTTCTCAGCCTCTTTGCGTCTGACTGCCCGGGTTATCATTCCGCAAGCCACTGATCAATAAGGCGCTGCGCCCGGTTCGTTACCTGAGTGAACCACCGGCTGTTTTCCATCTCTTTTGCGGCATTTTCGTAGTGCTTTATCGCTACGTTATGTCGCAGCTTCGCAAAACGGGACAGCGACTCTTCCCCGAGATTAAAGGCCATGTCGGTCAAGACATCCCGCCGGGCTTCTGACAGTTCATCAAATCCAACAAAGAGCCGTCTTGCCACCCCTTCAGCAACAGAGATATCATGGTCAAGCTGATCCTCTGCCATATAGGGCATAATACAGCCGTTGTTCTCAAAGAACGTTGCAATTTCAGGGAGCAGCGGGGCGGCTTCGAGATTATGACCATACCCAATTGTCCTTTTCCCCGCCGGGCAAAGGTAGGGCTTCGTCCGCAAGCCCTCTTCCTGTTTTATGCGTTCTTTTAGATTCATCAGCAAAACCTCGTCACGATAACCGTTGCAATGCCGCCGATAATGCCACCTGCGAACGACATCGCCTTGTTCCACCGTTCAAGAACTTTCAAGCGATCGTTCATGCTCTGAATGGTCTCGAACATGATCCAATCGCGCTGTTCTTGGGGGGTACGCTCCCATGTGTCTTTCGTGATCACAAATCCATTTCCCTCTGACATGGTAGCCTCCTATGCCGCAGCCAGATAACCACCATCGACAACCGGCCTGTATGATACATACACAAGACAATTACAGTCTTCCGCCGTCGCCCCGCCCGCAATGGTAAGCTGTATTTTCTTCGTTGCGACTACCACCGCCGGTCCTGAATATTGTAGGTGTTTTGCTTCTGTCAGGTTCGCCAGGGCCCCCGCCGTCGAACTGATAAATTCAACAGGGGTTTCGTCCGTTGACTGAATCGATATCGAGGTCAGGGTTTCTTCTTCGGTCAGATCAGATGGAATTACGATCGTCAAAAAGTCAATAAAGACGTTCTGCGTGGTGGCTGTAAAGAGATCATAGTCACCCGCCACCTGTTTCAGGTTGATTGTCTTCGTGATTGTCAGTAGGTCGGACGGAGTTTTGAGTGTCCAGACCGTCCCACCGTCAGGACTCACAAAAAGCCTCTGCGTGTCATATTCAAGGAATGTCGCGCCGATCTGACAGGTGGTTGGTTTCGTGTCAGATGAAAGCCCGATAAACCGATTTTCTAAGCTGCCTATTCTTGTTACTGCCATTTTTCATTTCCTCCTTTTACTTTTTAGGGAGGCGGGGACGACCTGGAGAGTTAGAGGCCGCCCCCTGGGGTGGTTAATTAGCTTTGAGCACCGTAATTACAGGACGGCACGGAAACAGTCCCATCCCCACAGGTGATTATGTTGTTAGCTCCATAACCGCTCGTAATTACATAAGCGCTCGCTCCAGCGTTTTCCGCCGAAACGCCCACATTATTAAAACAATACAGAACACCGTCTGCGCCATCGTCAATAACTTTGTCCGCAACCTGGATGTAGTTGTCTGCGACAAGGCCATTCCGTCCCTGAACGCATGTCATTGTGCCCGTTGCGACAATTCCGTTGTCCGCGCCGCCGAGTATATTGTTTCCGATGATCCTGAGGCCGTTAATACTTCCAGCTCCGATATCAATAACATCCCCGGAAAACGCGCCGAGGAAATCACAGCCCATAATTTTGACGTACTGGGCGGCGGTCATATCGATTGCCGAAGGAGCGGTATAAGAGTCATAGTGAGCATCAAAGATGCAATTCCAGAACTCCAGGCCCCCGCCTGTGGTGCTTGCCAGCGTCCAGAGATCGCCGGAAGCCGCCGGGCGGAACCGGACATTGAAGAACCTGCATCCCATCTTAGTGCCGATAGGAACATGATTCCCCCTGATACAGGCTTTCTGGTAGTTGTCGGATGATCCAAGGCCAATCACATCACATTTTTCCGGTAGAAGAACGTTGTCTTCTTCAAGATCATCGCCCATAATGAAGATTCTGTTTCGTCTCGCCCACCAACGATTTGCCGTGAGCGCAATGCTCGTATTGGAAGCGGCCACCGCCTCCGCAAATGTGGAGTACGGGGAGTCAATGGTTCCCGCTCCGGTTGCTGATACATTACCGTCAACGTAATAATCCGCCGCGCCCGTTGGGTTCGCGTACTGGATCATTGATCCCGGCTCCATTCTCAGGATTCCGCCCGCTGCGATAACCTGGCGGTCTCCACCACTGTCTCTATAAACTTTAGTCTGATACATTTTAATTTCCTCCTTATTCTAAATTGAATAGAGGATATTAAGGGGTCTATTTCCACGCCTGATATTACATAACCTATGCGCTGAGTGGACATTTGCTTCCAAGTGTCCACCTCCCTTAGAAATGGGGACGATGTGATCCATCGTAAAATCAGACATCTCCAGATGTTTTCCGCAAATCCCGCAAATCCCCCCGTCTTTAGCGTAAACTATCGCCGGATCGATTCGTTCATAGGGAGAATTTTTCATTCTTGCTCGTCTTGCCCCCTGTGAATTGCACTGCGTTTCTCTTGCTTTTTCTGGATTATCCTTCCGCCATTTCATTACTTTTCCTCTATTGGTTTCAGGGTGAGCGTCGCGCCACTTTTTATGTTGCGCGACCCTCTCTTCTGTTGCATTCCGCTTTCTATCAAATTCCACCAGTTCATCATGGTTGATCTTTCGATATTCAAGGTTATACAATCTCATTTTTTCTTTATTCCTCAAATACCATGCCCTCCGTGATGCAGCCGCCCTTTCTGGATTATCGAGACACCACTTTGTTGCTCTGATTCGGGCAATTTCTTTTTTATCTTCCATGATAAAGTCTTCTCCGTGGTTGCCCCGGTGAGGGCCGGAGAAGCCCCCACCGAGTAGCCATTTAAGGCCGGGTTAATTACGCCTCGTCGGGACTGATGAGCTGCGTCGCTTTGAGCAGATCGCCGTTAGCATCCGGCCCCATCTTGCCTTTGTAGCGGATCGCTGTCACACCTAGGAGTACGGCGTCTTGTGTCGCCGGTGTCACGGTGGCCTCAAGATATCGTTCCTGCGGTTTGTATACGTCCACGGCAATGGCAGACTGAGTAAGGGCCGCGTTCGCCGCCGTGACAGTATGCGCTGCCGTTCCTGCTACCGCCGCCATAGTTCCGCCTGCACTGTCGGTGTCCTGCAACACCTGAACGTTCAGGGTTCCATTTTCGATGATGGTTCCAAAACCAGCGATGAACAGACAGCCATCATAACCCTGCATGTCGATTATGTCGGTTGTCTTGGCGACCTGTCCCGCCGCGAAATAACCAAGTATCTGGTCAATTTTTACGTTTTTCAAAAGGTTCATGTCCTTCTACCTCCTTCATTTTTTGATAAAGGCGGGGATATTTCACCCCGCCATGTTGATGTTATCCCAATTTCACACGGGCAAACGCCTCTTCGAGGACCGGCATGCCGTCCGACTCCATCCGGCTGATAAATCCAACCTGATTGGTTGCCGCGTAAAGCTCATTGAGGCGCTGAAGTCTCATGCTCAGCGCGTCGGCTATCCAGTAGTTCGAGAAATCACCGATGATTCCGACATACAGGCCAGTCGTGAAGGTGTTCGGACAATACTCTGACATTTTGTAAGGTCGGCCCAAAACTGAATCGGGTTGTCCGCCCTTGATATCAGGGTTCCAAATGTACTGACCTTCACCATCTTTCAACTTCCGCAGCCTCTTGATCGCGTCACGGTGGAAGATCCACGTCGCTTTCGGGTGATACTGGCCTTTAAGGCTGTAAAGTGCTTCCATCAAGCCATCTGTGGTGAATGCTGTTGCTGTGTTGCCGGTGGAAACATCGCGTGAAGTGCTGATTCCGAAGCCGGTAGTTGCCGCCGTAAAAACTCCCATCGGCTGATTTGAACCAGAACCGAGCAGATAAGCGTATTCAGCCGTTACACTGTGCTTATATGCAAGCCTACTGGTTACAAGACTCTCAACATCCATCGCGGAGACCCGGAGCAGTTTTTCTGATATTTTGATCAGCTTCGCCAGCGGGTGCGGGGTTAGTTCCCGTTTTCCGAATGACATGGTGCTGTCTTCCGATCCGGTCTTAATCTCTGCCGTCCATGAGGGGTCAGCAGGGTCATTGTCGAGAGACGGAGCGCCTAAAGATTCGGCCTTTGTCACGGGGTAAACAGTCGCCATGCCACGAATAAAGACCTCGTTATCCATCGCCTGAATCAGCTTAAGGACAAACTGAGGTGGCGCAACCAGGAACCCACCGTAAATGTCGGCATCGGCCTGAAGTGCTCGAAGTTCATCGGCCCCAACCGCTCCGATTCCGCGAGACAGGAAGGTGTTCCATGCCCTATGCTGTACGTCGGTGTTTGCCGGAAGGGTGATCTTCTGGCCCCTGTATTCCAGGGTACGGACTTCATCCCCTTTTGTCCCTTTGGGATCTGGTTTGAAATCATCTGCAAGGCTCTTGATTTCCTTCTCCCGCGTCTCCAGCTTCTTTTCCCGCTCGATATCACGGGTCAGTTTATCAACATCCTTGTCCATGTTCTCGTAGTTGATATTTTCGTCAGCCGACAGCTCGCGCTTTTCGCTTTCCGCTGTGTCAAGCATCGCTCTCTGATCGGCCACGACCTTTGCTCGCTTTGCAAGGAGCTCTCTAATCTTTTCATTCATAGCTTAGTCCTCCAATTCCCTTTCTTTTATTTTTAGTCTTCTTCTGCGTATGCTCAGGCCGATCAGGGCTTCATCTGCCTTATTGCTTTCATTGTTTTCCTCCTCGACGGCCTTCCGGTGCTCTTCCAGGGACCGCAAGCCGACTTCCGTATCTGGATAAGCCGGGAAAGTGACCGGGGAAACATCAAAAAGGCGCACTTTCATGAGGGTTCTAACCTCTTTTCCGTCCACGATTTCCCATCGGTCCGCCATCGTCTGAAACCCAAAGGACATTTGATCTATGTCACCGCGATCAATCGACACCATAAGGTCACGCGCCCACTGTGCATCGGGCGGCATAACGTCGATTTTCAGACCCCTTTGATCTTCGGAGAGGGTCAGGGTTCCGCTTTTATTTCTACCGAGTACATAATCAGAGTTATGATTTTTCAGGGCGCGGATATCGTCGGAGTTGATCGTTTCCGCAAATGCGCCAGGGTCAATCTTCTCCCTGAAATAGCCGAGATCCTCAGACAGGGAATTAAAGACTGCCGCGTACCCGGTGATATGCCGGAGACCGGCCTCATCGGTAATTGCCCGGAGCTCTTCGACCGGAAAATACCGGCGCTCAATCTCGTTTTCTTTCTTTTTCGGCATCGCGCACCTCCTTTCTTTTGGGTTTTTTATCCCGTTCGCCTCGTGTTTCGTATTGTGGCTTGATTGCTTTCTCATACTCAGGCTTCATTTTCTGCCCCCTGCGGTACGACATCGGCGCCCAGATCAGACAGGCCGATCATGTTCTTTTCTACGATGTATTCCTTGCCAAGATCGTCAGGTATCGGATTGAGGTTCTCCCAACCCCTGATTTCGTCGGCGTTCAGAATTCCGTTGCGTTTCCCCATGATATAAGCCGTCCACCGCTTCACCGAGTCGCCACGGAGCAAGGCCATCATGTCGAACTCAAAGAAATATTCGTCTTTTTCACTGTCCAGAAGGAGCACCCTGCTTATTTCCTCTTCCCAAAGTACAAACCAAGGCCGCATAGTGTGGGTGATAAAGCCGATATTCTGCTCTTCAATGCCAGATCCCCATGAGGTTGACTTCTCAACATCGGCCAGCATGTGAGGAGGGACATGAAACAGTCTGCATATTTCGTTGATCTGAAACTTGCGGGTCTCAAGGAATTGAGAATCTTTCGGGTCAATAACGATGCTTTTTGCTTCCATACCGTCCTCAAGAAGCATCATTCTGTGCGATTTCCCGAGTCCGCTATAGGTTTCACGCAGGGAGGCCTTCAGGTCAGATTTAACCTTCGGATCAATTTTTTTTGGGTGCTGTATAATCATTCCGGGATGTGTCCCGCTTCCGAAGTACCGCGCTCCAAATTCATCCGCCGCCATGCCAAGACCGATTGCTTCCCGTGCCAAGGCAATCGGGGAGTACCCCATCACACCATCATAGCCAAAGCCGGGGATATGGAGCATGTAACCAGACGGAACAACAAATTCAGCGCCGTTTTCCGGTGTGTACTTATATTCCAGCCTCCCAGCCTTTCTTTCGACGCGCACCCGGTCAGGTCTGAGCGGCCAGAGCGCTGAAGGGTATCCATTTCCGCCCCAATCTATGAACGAATAAGCATTACCCCATGACGCAAGGTGTCCTTGAAGCGTGGTGCGGTATCTCATAGCCGTCATTTCGGGGTTAGGCTGTCGCCTCATAAGCCGGAAAAGGGGGTGCTTTCGTGCTAATTCCTTGCCGCCTTCGGGTAATCGGCGGTACAAATACAGGGGGAGGCTCCCCACAGTACGAGAAAGAATGTCGATGCAGGAGTAAACAGCTACAAAGTTCATCGCCGATGCGGAAGTAACGCGGACTCCGGCGCTCGTTTCGATCCCACCGGAGAACCAGTCTACCAACCACTTTTCAGGGGTAGCGAGGTTTGAGCGTTTTTCAAGTGAGGACATTAGGCCCATTACTTACGCCCCCTTGCTGTAAAGCTGAGAAAGACAGGCCACAGAAGACCGAGGAGAAACAACAGGAGGCCGGAAACTGCAAACCCAAGCCACGGGCGCAATAGCCACAGGCCATAGCCAAAAGAATACAGGCCGCCATAGACAAGAATATCCCTGAACTCAAAGAACCCCCACAGCCCTTTGAGCAGAGACTTGATAAACCTTCCTATTTTTCTAATGATTTTCACCGCATAGCCTATTACCATGTTGAAAAATCGTTAAATAATTGTGAAATAGTCGTGAAATGGTTGTGCTTACGGTGGGAGTATTGCAAATTTGAATATTATTTCATACGGACAAAGACTGACAAAAACGGACAAAGACTGACAATGGCAGACATGGTTAGGTGTTATCCTCCTGCAACCGCCATTTTTTAATAGCTTCTTTTGTAATTACAGGGTGTCCAGCGGGGTCTTTCACAACAGGGAGGCCCCGCTCTTTATGGTATCGCATGGCGGTTTTCTCGCTGACTCTTAGGTACAAAGCTATATCGCCCCATCTGGTTAGAGTGTCGGTCATTGTTCTCCTAATGATTTTAGTAGATTAGAATGCCATCCCTTTCAAAATATCCTCTTTGCTCAATCCCGCATACGCCGATTC